ATGGATACTGTTGAGCCAATAAGAGATAAAGGAATGATATTAGACATTGCTGACTATCTTTTGGAAATTAATGAGAGGGACTATGTATTATTTATGTTTGGTATATACAGTGGATTGCGTATCTCTGACATATTGCCATTAAAGGTTAGGGATGTACGTAATGCAGACTATATATACTTGAGAGAAAAGAAAACTGGAAAAGAGAAAAGGTTTCCAATTAATGATGAACTTAAGAGCATTTTAAAAAGATATATCAAAGGGAAAAGAGATTATGAGCTATTATTTCCTAATAATCGTAAAGACATAACGCAGAGGAAACCAATAAGTAGACAACGTGTATGGAGCATACTGAATGAAGCCGCTCAAGCAATGGGATATAGTGAGAAGATAGGATGCCATACTTTAAGGAAAACGTTTGGGTATTGGCTATATCAAAACACACATGATGCAGTTGCTATTCAAGAAATATTAAATCATAGTGATATTAGTATAACTAAACGCTACATTGGGGTAAATCAAGATAGTAAGGATAAAATTATGAATGGATTATCATTTAGACGAAGAAGTCGGTAATTTTACTTTTTATCATAAAGATTACATATTAAGTGTATGTCAACTTTATATAGGAAAAACATGAGTTTCTTCTATTAAAGTAGAAAAAGTGAAATAAAGTTGACTGTTTAACAAGATATGTCAATTATTAAAAATATGAAAAAGCAATTAAACCCTTTAATACCAAAGGTTAGAAGGGTGTTTTTGTGCAGTTAATTAGAAAACAGTAGTAAAAGAAAGTTGGGAAATAATGAATAGAAATGATCCGCAACGCTATAAAAATCAACGGTGGAAGGCAAAACGAGAGAAGATTTTAAGGCGTGACAGATATACTTGCCAGCATAGTAAACGCTACGGAAAGAATCTCGATGCCAATACAGTGCATCATATCTATCCAGTAGAAGATTATCCTGAGTATAAGTACTGTGATTGGAATTTAATCTCGCTTTGTAATGATGTGCATAACAAAATGCATGACCGAACAACTGGCAAGCTGACAGAACTTGGTGAAGAGCTAAAGCGTCGAACCAAGATACCCGAGAAGGAAATTTAGCCCCCCCATTTTTTAAGAAAAAATTTAACTATCTCGGGACCGAGGGGGGGAACTATTTCCAATAGAGCACGATTTTTAAGAAAGGGGGTAAAGCGAAAAATGAGACAGACAGAATATCAGAAAGATATTAAAAAAATAGTTAAAAAAGCTAAAACAAGTATGGAGGCTATTGGTACCTATAAACCACAATTTGATGATACGATAGCTATGTATGCAGAGACAAAATATCAATACAATAAGCTTATGCAAGAATTCTATAGTAGTGGGTGCAAAGTAACAGAAGAGTATACCAATAAGGGTGGTGCTACCAACATACGTAAGACAGCTACTTACTTAGCGCTAGAAACACTACGGAAAGATATTATCAATCATGAGAGTGTATTAGGTCTGACACCTGCAGGGCTTAAGAAAATTAATGCTACAGAATCAAAACCTAAAAAGGGCAAGGGGCTTGCAGATGCCCTAAAGAAACTTGAGTAAGCATAAAAACTATGATGTGGTAATGGAATATGCTCTTAAGGTAGCAGGTGGTAAGAAAGTCGCATGTAAGGAATTAAAGCAAGCAGCATTAAGATTCTTGAATGATTTAGAGAATCCGTTATATGACTTTAATCCTTCAGATGCAGAATTTGTTATCCAGATCATAGAGAATACATTTTGCCATGCTCAAGGTGAAAGACTAGATGGGACACCTCTTAGGGGAGAACCCTTCTTTTTAGAACCTTTTCATAAGTTTATTGTTTATAACATTTTAGGTTTTTACCATGTAGGGACAAAGATAAGGCGCTTCAAAGAGGCATTTATTTTTATACCTCGAAAAAATATAAAAACATCCTTTGCAGCGGCTCTTTCGTGGGCACTTGGATTACTTGAAAGAAGAAGTGGAAGTAAGGTTTATATCGTAGCAGCTGCACTTAAACAAGCTTTAGAAAGTTTTAACTTTATTCTTTTCAATGTGAAAAACATGGGAGAGGAAGATAGCTTTAGGATTATTGATAATAATCAGGAGCATAGTATCAGTGGAGATTTAGGAGATGGAAGTTTATACATTCAAGCTTTAGCAGCTAATCCAGATAGGCAAGATTCCTTAAACTGTAACATTGCCATTGCGGATGAGATTCATGCCTATAAGACACCTAAACAATACAACATCATTAAAGAAGCCATGAAGGCTTATACTAATAAACTTATGATAGGCATAACTACTGCAGGAGATGATATGAGTAGCTTTTGTTACCAGAGACTTCAATATTGTAAAAAAGTATTGGATGATACAGTAACAGATGAGGCTTATTTTATTTTTATCTGTAAAGCTGATGAGGATGAGCATGGAGATGTAGATTTTACAAATCCAATTATTCATGAGATGGCTAACCCAGCCTATAGAGTATCAATTAGGCCAGATGATATTATGAATGATGCTATGCAGGCACTTAATGATCCACAGCAGAGAAAGGACTTTTTAGCAAAATCTCTTAATATCTTTACATCTGCAATGAAAGCATACTTTAACATTGATGAATTTAGAAATAGTGATAGAAAATATAGTTGGACATTGGAAGAATTGGTGAAACTTCCGATAGTCTGGTATGGAGGAGCTGACTTATCTAAGTTGCATGACTTAACAGCTGCCGCACTCTATGGAACGTATCACTATGAAGTTGAAAAAGGTGTATTTGTAGATGTGGATATTATTATTCCTCATGCATGGTTCCCTATTACGGCAGCAAAGCAAAAGGCTGAGGAAGATAATATTCCACTTTTTGGATGGAAAGATGATGGATGGCTTGATATGTGTAATAGCCCGACTGTTAATCATGCAGAAGTAGTTAACTGGTTTATTAAAATGAGAAAACTTGGATTTAAGATAAAACAAGTAGGACACGATAGGAAGTTTTGTAGAGAGTATTTCTTAGGTATGAAGAAAGCAGGGTTTAATATTATAGACCAACCTCAGTATTTCTATAAAAAATCAGAAGGGTTTAGACATATTGAGAAGAAAGCTAAAAATGGTGAACTCTATTATCTTCATTCACAGGCGTATGAGTATTGCGTACAAAATGTTATGGCCATAGAAAAAACGGATGATATGATTCAATATGAAAAAATCAAGCAGGAGCAAAGAATTGATATATTTGATGCTTCTGTTTTTGCGTGTGTAAGAAGTTTAGAGGCCATGAGTAATGCAAGCAAACTTGGAACCTGGTTTTAAGTTACTCAAAGAGCAGTTTAAATACATATCATTTAGGAGGTAAAAGATGGGAAAGAAAAGCCATCGTACGAGAGCAGATACTAGAAATCAAACTAAAGTTGGCACAGGAGATACAGCAGGTACTAATAAGACATTTGCGTATTTCTTAAGTGGGAATGATGACTTATTACCGTCAGGGTATATTAAACTTTCAAAGCATGAGGAAGTAGTCAAATGTGCAAATATCATAGCGGATTTAGTATCATCTATGACTATTATGCTTATGGCTAATGGAACCAATGGAGATTACCGAATTAGAAATGAGCTTTCTAAAAAGATGGATGTTTATCCATGTAGTTATATGAATCGAAAGAATTTTATTTTTAAAATTGTTAAAGATATGGTGCTAACAGGTAATAGCGTGGTTTACCCAGAGGTAACGGGAGGTTTTATTAATAACCTGAAACCTCTTATGGCAGGCAAGATTTCTTTCTTAGAAACAACAGCCTCCTATAGTATTCGGTATGGAACATCTCTCTATGATCCAGATGAGTTATTACACTTTGTGCTTATTCCTAAAGATGATGAGCCTTGGAGAGGTGAAGGCTACCAACCAGCCATTATTGATACTGTTAATACACTAGTGCAGGCTAATGCAACTAAAAAGGGGTTTTTAAGGAGTAAGTGGAAGCCAAGTATTATTATAAGTATTAACTCAGACATTGAAGATTTACAGGATGCTACCAAAAGAGAAAAGATACTTGGAAGCTATGTAGGCTCTGCTGATGCAGGAGAGCCTTGGCTTATCCCTACGGGTGAAATTGATGTAAAGACTATACAGCCTTTATCGCTTAATGACTTAGCCATACAGGATAGTATTACACTTGATAAAAGAGCCTTAGCTAGTGCATTTGGTATTCCACCTTTTATGGTAGGCATAGGAGATTTCAATAAAGACGCATACAATAACTTTATTTCTACAACTATTATGAGTATTGCAATGATTATCCAACAAGAGCTCACAAGAAAGTTGCTTTACTCACCAGATATGTATTTCAAGTTTAATCCTAAGTCATTGATGCAATATAACCTTACTGAAAAGGTTCAGTTTGTTAAAGAGATGGTAGGAGGAGGTATGCTTAATAGAAATGAGGGACGAGGAGAGTTTGATTACTCGCCAGTAGATGAATCAGGTATGAATGAATACAATGTTCTTGAAAACTACATCCCAGTATCTAAAGTAGGAGATCAGAAGAAACTAAAGGGAGGAGAGGATAAAGATGAGTAGAACAGACATTCAAACACGTAGTGTAGTGTGTGATTTGAAGACGAGGGCAGAGCCCAATAGCGAGGAGATGTTAATTGAAGGATATTTTGCAGTATTCAATAGACAAACAGAGTTATGGCCTGGTGCCTTTGAAGAGATTGCACCTACAGCTTTTAATAATACTATGGGTAATGATGTAAGGGCGCTTATTAATCATGAAACAAAGTTGGTTTTAGGAAGAAATAAGGCAGGAACACTTGAACTCAGAATAGATAGCCATGGTTTATGGGGAAGTATTCGTATTAATCCAAAAGACACTGATGCAGTCAATCTCTATGAGAGAGTAAAACGCGGAGATGTAGACCAGTGTTCTTTTGGATTTAATATTTTAAAGGAAACAACAGACTGGAGAGACGATGGTTCAGTTAAATGGATTATTGAAGAAGTAGACCTTCATGAAGTCTCGGTATGTACCTTCCCAGCCTATGAGGAAACAGGTGTACAAGCTAGGAGCAATGAAGTGGAACAGCATAAGGCTAAGCAGTTAGAAGTACGAAAAAAACAAGCGAAAGAGAGGATTCAAAATGGCACTCAAGCAACTTATGATTGGTAAAAAGATAGAACAAAGAAAAGCTGATTTAGAAACGCTTCAAACAAGATCTCAGGAACTTCAAACAAGAGAGGCTGAACTTGTAACTGCGATTGATGAAGCTAAGACAGAGGAGGAAGTCTCTATTGTAGAGGGAGAAATTGAAAAGCTGGAGTTAGATAAAGCAGATAATGAAGCAAAGAAAACTAAATTAGAAGAAGAAATTCAAGGCCTTGAAGCAGAGTTAGAGGAAATAAGAAGCAAGATGAATAAGCCAAAATCAATCCCAGCACCACAAGTACAAGAAAGAGGAGGACAAATAATGAACAGATTGCATGTAAGAGAATTACTTAAAACAGGTGAGTACTATGAAAGAAGCGAGGTAAAAGATTTCTATGATAAATTCAAAAATATTAGATCTGTAGGTGGAGAGGGTCTCGTAATCCCACAAATCATTATCAATCGTATTATGGATATTATGGGAGATTATACAACCTTATATCCATTAGTTGATAAAGTAAGAGCAAAAGGGACAACACGTATTTTAGTAGATACAGATACAACAGCTGCAACATGGATTGAAATGAAAGGTGCACTTACACCAGGAGAAGTTGGCACGATTACTAATATTGACTTTGATGGGTTCAAAGTAGGTAAAGTAACATTCGTTGATAACTCTATGCTTGATGATAGCATTATTAATCTTGATGAATATGTATGTAAGAAACTTGCACGTGCTATTGGTTTAGCCCTTGATAAGGCTATTCTTAAAGGAGAAGGTTCAGGTTCAAAACAGCCAGATGGTATTATTCCAAAATTACCAGAAGGCAATAAAGTCACCTTACAAGCTATGACTGGCATTGGAGAGGTGGTAAAACAAATCGGCAAAATTGATACTGGTGAAGATAGCGTAGGGGAAATTGTAGCTGTTATGAAGCGTAGTACATATTATGATCGTTTTCTTGAGTACAGTATTCAAGTTAACTCAGAAGGTAATGTTGTAGGGAAATTACCCAACTTAAAGAAACCAGATTTATTAGGACTTCCCGTAATCTTTAATAACAATATGGATCCAGACAAGGTGCTATTTGGTGAGTTTGAAAAGTACACATTGGTTGAAAGAGAAGACATATCAATTGATAAGTCTGAACATGTTAAATTTACAGAAGATCAAACAGGATTTAGAGGGAAGGCCCGCTTTGATGGCAAGCCTGTTAAAGAAGCAGCATTTGTACTTGTAACTTTACCAGCAGTATCACCTTTAGTGATGGAAGAGGAAGAAGGGCTGGGAAAATGATAGCTGCTACTTTAGTTCAGACCACATATGCACAAAATCAGTTAGAAGATATGACGAAAGATGAACTTTTAGGTATTGTTTCCGATTTAGGTGTGCAAGGTGTAAGTAGCAGAAATGTAAAGTCTGATATTATAAAAGCAATATTGGAGGCATAATATGGAAACTGTATTACAACTTCTTAAAATGGATTTAGGTATCTCTCATACAGGCAGAGATACCTTTTTTAAAGCTTTACTAGAAAGTTCTCAAAAAGAGATTGAGAAAAAAGGCTTTAAGCTAAACTTGGAAGATGTTGAAGATCAGGTCTTATTATCGGATTATGCTTCGTGGAGATATCGGAAGCGTACAGAAGATGTACCAATGGCTAGGAACTTAAATCTAAGGATTAAAGACCGTATTGTACAAGCAAGAGGTGAGAACTATGTGGGATGATATAGCATATCTAGGTACCATAAAAGAAATAGACAATGGATATGGTGATTTAGTGGAGAATGTAGTCTATGTAGAGCAACCTATATTCTTAAATAAAAAAAGTGTTTCCTATAGTGAGTTTTACCAAGCGCAAGCAAAAGGTTATAAACCTGAACTGATTATTGAAGTTAACCTATTAGATTACAATCTTGAAAAGTATGTACTTTATGAAAATGTAGAATATAAAGTGATTAAAACCTATCAAAAGAAGGAGGATACTATTGAAATTACACTTGAAAGAAAAGGGAATCAGCATAAACTTGATGGCTTTATCTGTTTGGATGGCTCTGAGGAACTAGATAGGGTGTATTAAATGGCAGTCCCTAAAAGCGTAGTTAAAATAAAAAAAGATGGTGTGGAATATGTCTCTAATTGTGATCGTATTCAATATACTTTAACAGAACTTATCCGGGCGGCTCTTAGAGATACAGGTAAGTTGATTTGCAGAAAAACTAAGGACAATATTAGGGCAAGTAATATTAATCAAATTACTGGTAGATCCATTAAGGCTGTGCAGTATTGGGTGAAGTGGAAGCAAAAGGTACCCATGCTCCAAGTAGGAATAAAAGCCTTTGGGTTTTACATTGGTTTCTTTGAAACAGGTACAAGTGAATACCGAAAGTATGCTTTTTTACAAAATGCAGTTAAGAATAGTGTAGCTGAAATTGTAAAAATACAATCTCAGTATCTTAGTGCTCTGGAAGATGAAGCAAAAGCAATGTCCTTGATTGATGAAAGTGAAACACAAGGAAGTGATGATACATGAGAACAAACCAGATAAGAAAGTATATTTCTAAAAAACTTAGAGAATCAGGTGTAAATGTCTATTATCATCATGCAAGTAATAGTTCTAAATTCCCTTATATCGTCTATGATTTGACTGCCGATTTTAATGGATATGTCACGCTTTATGATTTTGAGGTTAATATTTGGAATAACAATACAGATATTGCTGAAATAGAGGATATAGCGGATAGAGTTGAGGATTTAATGGATGACGAACTTCATCTAGATACTAATGGGCTTATGATTTTCAAGAAAAGAAGCAGAGGACATATTGATGATTCTAATAAAGACATAAATCGTATCATGATTAAGTTTGAAATGGAATATTTCAAATAAGGAGGGGTGACAAAATGGGCATTACAGGATATACAACTAAAACAAAAGAGAATTTACAACTTGATAGTGGAGCATATTATAAAAATTTTGTCGTAGGCACTGATACTGTAGAAACGGCCAGTGCAAAATTAATAGGGGCTACAAGTGAAGGTGGTAACTTTACAGCTAAAGCTACCTATAGAAATGTTACTGTAGACGGTGTACATGGCGATTTAAAAGATATGGTATTTATTGATAGATGGGATGTTAACATGACAGTAAATACTATGGAAGTCACTACAGATAATCTTAAAATGGCATTAGGTGCAGCAGATACTTCTGTAGGAGAAGTTAAATGGGATTTAATAGAAGGTAGAATGGATGTATCAGATGCAGACTTTTCGGAGAATATTACTTTTGTAGGTCGCATTAGTGGTTCACAAGAACCTATTATTATACAGGTATTAAATGCTTTATGCACAGAAGGGCTTGTATTAGATAGTAAAGATAATGGAAATGCAGTTGTAGCACTTAATTTCAAAGGGCATTTAGAAGGACCAGGTGATAAAAAACCACCTTTTAAGATTTATAGACCGAAAAAGGGCTAGTCATAAAGACTGGCTCTTTTATTTATTATTTTTTATTTACAGGAGAAGCAATATGAGAAAACTTATAGGTAAAGATGCTTTTACAGTTGCACGCATCATTAAGAAAAGTGGATTAAAGGATAACTTAGATGCAATTCAAGTTATGGGTGAAAATCCAGATTACACCAAGTTAGGTATCAAAATATTTATGGTGATTGTTGAAGGTTGTGCAAATAAAGATGTAGATAAAGAAGTATTTGCATTTTTAGATGATATTCTGGAAGTGAAAAATACAGATAAGATGGATTTATTCGAGTTAATCGAATTAATTAAAGAATATGCCGAAGAAAATGACTTAAAGCGTTTTTTATCACTTGTAGGTTCGACTATTTAGAAGTTCGGGACCTACTCCTTAAAAGATATGGTATAGGGATTGAGGTTATATTAAATTTAGATTTTGATGAGTTTTTAGATCAAGTAGGCTGCACTATTAAGCAACAAGCAGAAGAAATGCTTATGCAAAGATGGATAGTAAACTATGAAAAGGAAATGTCTTTTGATGAATTTAAATCTAAATTAGGAATTAAATCTATTACTACAGCACCGAAAGATATTGAAAGCATATTAGAGGATGCAGAAAGTATTATAAATCTCTTCGTATAGGTGGTGAGAATGTGGAATTGTTTAAACTGTTTGGTTCAGTATATGTAGACAATGAAAAGGCTAATAAGTCCATACAACAAACAGATAGTCTTGCTGAGAAGGTAGGAAAAGGTTTTCAAAAAATGGGAAGTTTAGCAGTAAGTGCAGGAAAAGTAATAGCAACAGGAGTAGGCGCAGTAAGTGCAACTATGGGCGGTGTAGTAGCTAAAACGCTTGAAACAGTATCTACAATAGATAAATTTTCAGCCACTACGAATACAAGTGTAGAGGAGTTTCAAAGACTAGATGGCGTGTTTAAGACTATGGGTTGGTCTATGGAAGATGCAGCAGGTGACTTTGCTGCACTTTCAGAGAAGATGCTAGATGCTCAGAGTGGTAGTGGTGAAGCTTATGAGATGTTTGATAGGCTAGGTATTTCAACTACTAACCTTGATGGCTCATTAAGAAATACAGGTGACGTTTTCAATGATATGATTTTAAGCTTGCAGAATGTATCAGATGAAACGGAGCGTCAAGCAATAGCATCAATTATGTTAGGAACTACATCAGAAGAACTGGCTCCACTTTTGAAAATGACTAATGAAGAGTTTGTTGCTATGAAAGATAACGTCAATGTGATTGATGAAAGTCAGATTAATAAAACACTAGAATTTAAGAAGTCTTGGGACAACCTAAAGCAAACGTTTGAAACGGTAGTTGTAGAACTTGGGACATCTCTTATGCCAGTATTTCAACTACTAGCAGAGTGGGTTGTTAAGCATATGCCACAAATACAAAAAGTAATAGAGGTTACTTTTGATGTTGTAGGCAATGTTATAGATGTAGCAATTACTTTTATTCAAAAGCTAATTACATGGTTTCAAAACTTAGTGAGTGAAGCGAATAAGACAGGCTCACAGACAAATAAAATTTGGAATGATATAAAAAACTTCTTCAAGACTACTTTTGATAATATTATATCTTTTGTAAAGGCATTTATTGATCTGTTTCAGTCATTTTGGAAACAATGGGGCGATACGATTACAATATTAGTAACAGGTGTATGGAATAATATAAAAATACTTATTGATACAACGCTTAAAGCTATTAATAGCCTACTAAAAATATTTACAGCGCTATTCAAAGGCGATTGGGAAGGTATGTGGAACGCTATTAAAGAGTTGTGTAGCACTATATGTAATGCTATTAATAATTTAATTAAAAACTGGCTTGACACAATGGTAAGTTTAATTAAAAACATTGTCCCTAAGATGATTAATGCAGGTAAAGATATTATGCAAGGTGTATGGGATGGTTTGAAATCTGTATGGAGTAATATTTCTTCTTGGATCAGCGATAAGGTAGATTGGATTGCGGATAAGTTAACATTTTGGAACAATAGTAAAGATCAAATGAACACAAGAAGTATTGGGGCAACTAGGAGTTTCGTTGATACTTATGGAGTGGAAAGTAACAACCTATTAAGAAGTACAACTAACACAACAAATAATACACAAAATGTAAATATTACAATTAATGCTAGTGTAAGAAATCAAAGTGATATAGATGCAATTAGTAGAAAGCTACAGGCAGATTTTAATAGGTACAATAGGGCTTTAGGTATGGCATAAATGGAGGTAGGTGATTAAATGAGTAGAGTATGCAGGGTAGGTGGTTTTAGATTTAATCACTTACTTATAGACAATACAAGCAATGTGATGCTAGTTGATGTTACTAGGCCAATATCAATCGTTAATGATGGTTATAAATATATTGACGTAGTTATAGGATTATGTCATAAATCTCAGACAGATAGGCGCATTAAACAAAGAGAGATATTACAACAAATTATTAGTATAAAAGGAAAGTTATTTTTTTTAGATGAACCTAGTTTATACTATGATGCCGAACTTTCAAGCGACATAGAAGTATCTGAAACTGACTTTTTTACAGAGATAACACTACATTTTCAAGCTAGTGCATGCATGTATTTAGAGGCTTATGATGATATGGAAAGTTATACTGGATTACCTATTAAATTAGATGTAACAAAAGGCTCATACAGAATATTTAACTTTGGCAATACTGAAACCTATCCCATTATACAAGTAACAGGAATTGTTCAATGTACAATAGGCAGTTATTCTTTTGCAACAAGCAGCGAAACAGAAGAGGTTATTTATATAGATAGTAAGAATATGGTGGCTTATAGCGTAATTGATAATAGTAAAGTATCTAAGCTTGATAAGTTTAGTGGCAAGTTTCCTATCGTAGTAAGTGGAGAAAATGCTGTTACAGTAAGTGGTACAGGAAAAGTAAAAATATTATTTAGAGATACATTTATAGTATAGGAGGTTGGGCATAATGCTTACAGTACAAAATAGTGCAGGTATCACACTTGCATACTTAAATAATGTAGAGAGTGGTTCGATTAAGGAAAGTATTAACGGTGCCTTTACTATGGTATTTGTAGTAACTTTAGACCCACTTAAGACAGACTTTCTTTATGACAATAAAAATCTAATTGAGTACAACAATGACTTATTTAGAGTTATTGAGCTTGAAGAATTACACATAACAGATAACGATATAACAATAAGTATTACAGCAGAACATATTTCTTATGATTTGCTAGAAAATATTATGTTAGAGTTTAACTATACATACCAAACGGCAGCTTTTGTTATGGCTAAATGTTTAGAGGGTACAGAGTTTAGGTTTATAGGTACAGATATAACTAGAAAAACTGATATACAATATAAAACAGAATGTAACAGTAAACAAATAAGTATTGCTATAGCGAATAATTGGCAAGGGGAATTGAAGTATTTTAGACGAGATATTGAACTCTTAGAGCAACGTGGCACGAATAGACAAGTTGCCTTTAGATTTGGTAAAAATCTTACTTCAATTAAGAGGAAAAGGGATTTTGCTAAAGATACGGTATCTTATGAGGTTACAGTAAATCAGGATACAGAATTAGAAGAACTGGGCTACTTTGAATTAGGTGATACTGTAAGAGTTATTGATGATGCACTAGGAATAGGGATGGAAGTCCGTATTGTAGAAGTTGAAAAAGATATTATTACAGGTCTAAATAGTAGTGTTACATTAGGAAGTGCTACTGAAAAAATCAATGTAAGTTTAGCAGGACTAAGTAATAAAGTAGATAAAGTTATAGCAGATAATGAAGATAATAAAGATGCTATAGACAATGTTACGAATACAGTAAATGACAGCAAGGAAGAATGGGATAAGATTAAAGAGATTACAGATGAATACGGTAATGTTATAGCTAATAAAATAAATGGTCAGCTTAATACAGACAACACGTTAATCACAAGTACTACAGGCCATATCTCATGGACAGGAAATACTATCAAAATTCATGACCAACCAACAGAAGCGGACTCTACTTGGTGCATGGAACTGGGTTCGGCTGGATGGCGTATTGCTAATGGCAAAGATAGCACAGGGGCTTGGAGATGGAGAACAATGGCTACTGGTACTGGCATAGTAGCAGATGAAATCACAAGTGGTACATTATCAGCCATTAAAATAAAAGGTGTTACTATCACAGGGACAGAAGTAAGTGGTGGTAGTGTGAAAGGTACTAATATCAGTGGCGGTACACTTAATATAGGCAATAACAACTTCATGGTAGATATAAATGGACATCTCACTTCTAATGGGAATACATATCTTCAAGGTAATGTCTATATGAATGGTAACATTAATTGGAGTACAGAAAATAGTCCAGTAGTAGTGCATTACTCTACAGACGGGGCTACTAATTGGCATGAAGCATTTGTTAATACAGATAAATTTGCAAGATATTCCTATGACGGCGGTAAAACATGGACAGCTGCTGTAAAGATTGTTGGTACAGACGGACAAGATGGGGCACCTGGATTACCTGGAACTAATGGAATAAATGGGAAAACTTACTTTACATGGATTAAGTATGCGAATGATGCAAACGGTACAGGGATGAGTGATAACCCAAGTGGCAAAACATATATAGGGATGGCTTACAATAAAGATACAAATATAGAAAGTACCAATCCTAGTGATTATACTTGGAGCAAATTTGTTGGCGAAGATGGCATTGATGGACAAGACGGTATCCCTGGTAAAAATGGAATAGATGGAAAAACATATTACACATGGATACGCTATGCTGATGATGCAAGTGGCACAGGAATTAGTAATGATAGTTCAGGTAAATCCTATATTGGTATTGCCTATAACAAAGAAACAGCTACAGAAAGTAATATACCTAGTGATTATACTTGGACAAAAATCAAGGGTGACCAGGGTTTAGATGGTACTAATGGAACAAATGGTAAAGATGGTACTACTTACTATACATGGATAATGTACGCTGATACAAATACAGGAAATGGTATTTCTTCTAATCCTACAGGTAAAGAATATATGGGTATTAGGCACAATATGACTTCCCCTATAGCTAGTACAAGCCCAAGTGATTATACTTGGTTCAAGGTTAAGGGAGAAAATGGTGCTGATGGCTCAGATGCCAATGTGCCAAGTTATATTAAGTCTACTTATATAGATGCAACTACAATTAAATCACCTAATATTGAAGGTAATGTTATTAATGGAGGAGTTATCACAGGTGGATACATAAGGGGTACTACTATTGATGGGAGTACAATTTATGGTGGTGATGTTAGTGGAGTACACACAAAAATAGATTCGACTAATCCACTTGCAGTATATAGGCCAACAGGAAAAGTTGCAGAGCTTTGGGGGGCTATTGATGGGAGTTCATACTTAAAACTGTATGATAGAACAGGCGAAGAGAAAGTAAGTATGTCTTCTGGTGCCTCTAGTGCCAGTACAACAAGTTTTACAGATACAGGGTCGATGCATTTAAATATAAATGGAGAACTTCAAATTACAGGTCAATCTGGTTTTAAATTATATGCATGGAACAGAACATCAAGCCCATATATAGAAGTCTATAGAAGTTACATGAATGTAGGGAACCCATTTATTGAAACATACATTGATGGGAGTAAAGTTTATATTAGCAATCTATCTACTTATGCCATTTCTGAATTAGAAGTGCAGAATATGGAACTACAAGAAGAAAACAGACAACTAGCACTTAAACAAAGTGAAATAGAAGTAACATTAATGGAAAAGGGGGTATTATAGTGACACATGAAGAATTTGTAGCAGATTGGAAAAATAGATACGAAAAAGGTACTTGCACTAAAGATCATCTATTCAGATTACAAAAAATAGGTAGGCTTACAGATGATGAAGTACAAGACATTATTAATTCAAAGGAAGTGATATAATGATAAAAAAGACTTATAAACTTACCATTGATTTAAAAAATGGCATAATGAATTATAATGTCGTAAGTTTTATAACAGAAGATAAAGGCTGTAATTCATTAGAAATAACATTGTTAGATAGTGCAACCCAATACAACCTTACTGGTAATACAACACGATTTGTTGCTAAAACACCTAGTGGTGCCATATTACAACAAAACTGTACCAATAAAGGTGGTAATGTTATTACTATAGACTTAAATCAATCCTTTTTCACAGAGCAAGGTATACATACTTGTGAAGTACAAATATATGATACAGCTAATCAAACATTGAGGGTAACATTCCCTAGCTTTAAGTATAATGTAACTAAATCTCTTATGAATGATGATAATATTCAAGCAGATAGTAACTTTACTATCTTACAAGACATGATTAACAATGTTCAAAATGCTGATAGAGTTAGTACAGAAGCCTTAGAGACAGCTAATGAAGCTAAAGTTATAGTAGATACACTAGTTCCTCAAGCAAATAAAGCAGCACAAAATGCACAAATAGCATTAGATAGAGCTGAAAGTGTTGTTACACAAGAAGAATTGGCTCAAAAAGTTACGCTAGGTGGCAATGACACAAAATTTGATTTTATCGAGAATAAAGTGGTGTCAGACAACCTGTCAAAGCAAGGTATAGTTTTATCTAATACTGACGGGTGGATTACAAACGGTAGCTATCCATACACATTGATATTTAAAACTGTTAGATTAAATAGTGCATCATGGTTTTTGGTTGGTAATGGAGGATGGGGACTTTCATATTTTGATGATTATATTTGTATCACTGATGTAAACGGACCTACGATACAGAAACTTTTCCCGGTAAAACAAGGAGAACAATTAAGTCTAGCAATTCAACAAACTAAAGATGGATTAGTAGAAGCATATAGTCCTAAACATGGAAGAGTTGTAGTAGAAAATTCTAAATTAGTAAATTTAGGAGGAGGAACTTTAAGAGGTACAGGACATGGTTATGATGTTGATTTTTTAATATATAACCGTATTCTAATACAACAAGAACTCCAACAAAACTTCTTAGCTCTTGATAATCCACCAGCTATCAAAGAACTTCATACTACCAATGCAGAAGGTGAAACAAGTATTTTAAAGCTTGCATCTAGTGAAGACCATGTAGAAATGAGTACGGGTAGAACGCTTAGAGAAGAGTATATGGGCGTACTTAAAACGCTCGGTAAAGAGTTTACTAGTGCAGATGGAAGCTCTATAGAAGTCAATAATGGAATTGAAGCAAGAGTTATTTCAGGAGAAATTAAAGGTCAAACGGTAAAATCTATAGCAAATGTTGATGATACGTTTAGAACTGTTATAGGTGATGGGACTGTGAAGGTAGCTTTCGCTAAAACTGATATAGGTTTAGTTAAACCATCTTCTGATTACACATTAGTAACTGAAGTTATTTCAAACACATTAGACGGAGATTTTAAATTAATTAACATAAATACATTAAATATGATGATACAAACCAATGATTCAATTCCAGCAGGTAAGACTGGAATTTTCGTAGTTAAACTTAGAAGCAAAGCAGATTTAACTGGTGCTAATCAAATAATAAGACATGCTTTAACCGCAGAATCTACTAGTGGAAGTATAACATTTAGGTCATGTGTCTTTGAAGGGGATTTAACTAAAGTAGTCAAAGGATTTGCACCGTTTGGGCTGGTGTCAACTGAAGCTATTATCTCAAATAACGGAGAAGAATACCCTATCTATGCTAACGAAGAAGATAAGACGAACAGAAAAGTTATTTCACTTGGTGGAGTGGGTGATGTGAAAAATACTTTAGAAATACTAGAAGATGGAAGCGTGGTTTATACGCAGAATGCAATTAAAGAAAAATTATCCGATAATTTAACATGGGCTACAGCTACAACAAATGGAACTATCACAAGGTTTTATAGTCTTGACTTTGCTAAGGGAACAAAAGGTGTTAAAACTAAGAAACTAGGGAACACAAATATTGTGTGTAATATGCTGCCGACTGACAAGAATTCAACTGAGTTCAATGTAAGTGTCAGTGGATATGACACAGATGGAAGAATTTATGTTAAATTGGAGAACTCAGTTGCTGATACAGTAGATAAATTAAAAGAGTATTTAACAAACAATGACGTGTATGTAATATATCAATTAGAAACTCCTATAGTAACTCACATTCCAAAAGAACTTGTTCCTACTATCCTAACCCATAAAACTAATATTCTAGAAGCTGGTGGCGCTGTAAAGCCAAGTAGTTTTAAAGTGACAGTACCAGTAGATAAACTTGCTGAAATAGAAGCGAGATTACAAGCCTTAGAAAGTACTACAGTAGATGTAGTTTTAAATAAATAATAAAAAGAGAGGAAGATGTACATGAAAGATTTTTATTTAGTTATTAAAGCAAAAGTAGAGGCAGGTCAGTATAAGATGGAGGATATGTTAAGTGACCTTCAATTAGCGTATGAGAAGGACAGAATTACTTTAGAACAACATGAAGAGTTAGCAGAACTTGCTAAAGTAAGAGTGGATATGGAGTATGAAGGGAATAAGCATGCTACATCCTATGACTTAGACCAAGATGTTACGATTAGTGACCATGATTTAAGTATTGTAGATCTATATGAGATGGTGCTTATGAGTTCAACCTCTACACAGCAAGCTAAATTTTCATCTAGAAACATTGAAATGGGTCGTTCTATTTCAAACTCATACGTGAGATTAATTATCAAAGGTGCTAGGACTTTTGAAAGTGTTCCTGAACCAATGAAACAAGAAGTTGCTGAAAAGCTTATTGAAGAAGGTAGACAAGACTTAATTACGGATCCAGAATATTTACCACAAGAAGAAATTGACCCAGATTTCAGCGTCAATCCAGAAGAAGTACCAGTAGAATAAAATAAAAGACTGATTTGATGGCACCTGATTAGGTGTATTTTTTATATTCAAAAGTGAAGATATGTGCTATAATAAGCGGGTAAAATAAAACCGTGCAGGGTGGCACGGGGGTTGTATGTTACCCTCCAGAGGGCTATGAAGTAAAGAAATTTATGACA